TGTCTTCAATCATAAAGTCAATTTCTTCCGCACTTAAATGAGATTTAGTGTTTTTATAGTATTCTTTTACTAACACATCACGGTCTACATCGTCATAATTAGTGTTTAATCTTAAGTAGTCTTGCATTGTGCCACCAGTTTCCCTCATAAAATCGACTAGCTTTACGATGTTATCAGGTAAATCCTGCTGCACAGGCTGAGCGATTACTTCTTCTTCTTTTTTACTTTCTTCGGTAACTTCTTTAATGACTGACTCGGATGTTCCCTCGACCATCGTTGGGCCATCTTCGGTAGATTCATCCACATCCACCTTCTCTGCGCTTGACTCTTGAACGGCATCTTCTTCTTGATTAGGTATTACTACTCGGGTTATATTACTTGGAATATCTATAAGAGGCTCTTTATTTTTTGCCGCAAATTGTTCCTCAGTTAATTTTGGTTTGGTCTTAATCTTGAAAGACCCCTCCGTTTTTACATTTTGTTCGTTCATGATATGATATTATATAATTATTAAATACTTACTTAAGAAGGATCAAAAGAGGATAGATCAAATCCACCCATCACATCGTTACCTTGAGATTCAAAATTCTTAGGCATGCCTTGGTTTTGTCTTTGTTCTATTAATTCACTTTGTTGAGTTCCTTGAATTTTAACTCTTTTATCTTTTCGATCTTCTATTTCTTTTTCTTTTTGTTGTGTCGCAGCTCCTGCTGCTTGAGCTAATTGAATATTGTATTGAAATTCAGTAGCCATTAACTCTTTTTTTATTTGAGCTTCCGCTTGCATTCTCTGCATTTCGAAATTAGATTTAGCCTGTTCTATTGCAACTTTTTCTGCCGTAAGTGCTTGTTGCTTCTGTACCTCAGCCATAGCCGCTTTTTCTGAAGATTCTGCATTAGCTTGAGCTTGTGCTTGAATGTTCTGTTGTACCAAGGCTTGCTCTCTTTCTTGCTTTTTCTTACGCTTCAATTTAAGCATTTGATTAGCTAGTTTTAAATTTTTTATTTCTTTAATGTCAATAGCATCTTCAATGTCTATTTCTTTTGTCTGCAAAGCTATTTGTATATTTTGTTGCAGTTCTGCTTTCTCTTCATCATCTGGTTCCATTTCTAAAAATATTCCAAAGTCATGTAAATTAAGTTTTTCAATTTCCTTTAATGTTTCTACATTAAAAGTAGATACACTATTCATCAAAGAATTTTTGGTAAGAGGGAAATTTAAAACATCAGCTATTTTTAAAGATATATTTTCACAGGTGCTTAACGCTAAATAAATACTAGCGTCTTGGATATGCTTTGTAGCAGTATTAGATGCATTAGCTGCCATTTTTTGTAAACCAACCAAAGAATTTGCATCTGGCATAGCTCCGTCGCGAGCTTCATTTAAACCGGTTACATCTCTAATCATTTGCATGTTATAGTTGTACGCAGTTATAAGTGCTTGTATCTTACCAATACCACTGGATGATGATAACTCTTGAATAGGCACTTTGCCTCTATTCATATCTCCTTCCTGCGTAAGAGATCTACCTACTACAGAACCTGTTTGAAAATACATATTCAATGCTTCCGCTGGATTGTAATTTGTTCCGTTACCCAAATCTACTTCCGCTAAACCATCCATATCTAAAAATATTCCATCAGGAACCATTCTAGACAACACTTGCTGTATTTTTAAATGAGTAAGCTGTATTACATCGGCAAAGCCTATACATTTGCTTATAAGCGATTGTATAACTCCTTTATACATTCTAGGTGCAGCCATTGAATAACTCATTTCAACACGAGTTGTATCAGCCATAGGTCGTGTCATATTTTCAGACATTTCCCACTTAAGCATCATATCCGAGCCTACAACCTTGGCTCCTTCATATAAAACTTCAATAGATCTTGACACCCTATCAAAGTTGTCATTAGCAGGAGGATTAAAAGCATCAGTTTTTTCAATAGCTTTTTCTAAACCGCTATCGGTCTTTTTTATTTTAAATACCTGATCTGTGTAAGTTTTATACTCAAAATACATAACTTGAACAGTATTGTAATCGTAGTTTTCAAAACCTCGTATAAGTCTACGGTTGCCTGGTGATTTTTGTATTCTTTCTAATTCCTCATCAGAAATGTGGGGAAATTCTTTTTTAAGTTCTGGTATAGTTATAGATTTAACTTCACCTACATAGTATATGTCATCAAAGTTCGGGTCCTCTGTATAAGACCAAACACAATACGCTGGATCAACATACTTAACTACGATACCCTCAGCTGGATTAAATGACGTTTTGGTAATTCCTATACCAATGTTAACCAAATCCTGATTAACTCTTGCCTTAGTTAGATCAAATTCATTAGTGGCTAATACAGTATTGATAGCTTCTTCTTCTGCTATTTCTATAGCTTGCTTATAGCTTAGCTGCATGTGGAGATCTCTTTCCTCTAAAGTTTCAGGTAAATCTTTATTAGGAACTGCTGATTTTTTAAAAGAGACACCTATTAATTCTGACGCTATTGCTTGCTCTTTCTGAGTATTCATATCAAACAAAATGTTTGATGCGTATTCTGTTCTTTTTTTTAACGATTCAGGGTCTTGTGCATACGATGTAATATCATATTGCTTTTGAGTAATCCCGTTTGCAACTATATTTGAAAACTTTGAAAGTATTGGTACAGGTTTCCAATCTAAATTAAGATAAGATAAATCGCCATTAATAGCTAATTCATCTTTGTACTTTTGCACACTTTGCTCTCCCCTGGCATATAATCTTAAGTTATGAAAGTTATTCCAATTAGAAGCATATCTATTAGAACCACTACCGCCGTAATTAAACCATTCTTGCTCAATAGCTCTACTGACTTGAAGCCCGTATTCTAGCGTAGCTTTTTCAGCATCGCTTACTACTTGATCTGGAAATGGACTATTAGTATTTGTACTTACATTCATTTATTACATTATTTTTGAAGTAGTTCCCTCGTTATTGTATTTTTTAAAGCCTAAGTTAATTTTCTTAACCGCTATAGCTCCCTTTGGACTATACCTGTGTTTGTTGCAAGCCATTAAAGCTAGTCCTGAGCTTATTGAAGCATCATGTTTTGTTCGATTGTTTATATCAAACTTAGCCCAATCTTCTAATGTTCTTTGCAGATAAACGTCCCCGTATCCTTCTTTAGTTATGCCTACAAAATCTTCTATATAAGTTTCAATAGCTGAAGCGTGTGCTTGTTTTATATCTTCACTTGAATTTGGTATTCCTCCAACTTCTCGTTCTGATAAAGATAATTTGTTGTAAGTTTTGTCTGGCCTGTTAATACTAAAGCCTCTATATCCTCTACGTTTTAAATAGTAAAGCAACCTAGGTTTGTTGTTCTCACAAAGTATTGGCATACCGTAAAACACGCAAGCCATTAATACATCTTCAAAAAACATTTCGGCTGTTGATGGTCTAGCTATATATTCCAAAAAGAAATGGTTAGGAGGTACATCCTCCATCGAAAACTTTGTTAATCCGTGTAGCGCACCATTAGAACCCCCACCACCAACAACACCGCTAATATCGTAGCTGTCACAACCAAATGCTCCCATGTGTTCATTTCCAGGATATTTGTTTCCATTCTTTATTATTATATTGTTTTGTATGCTTTGATCCGGAACCCAGGTTATATAAAACCTACCGTCTTTGTTAGGATAAAACATTACTCTTGTGTCTTTAATTCCGTTCTCCCATTGAAAGTTACCTCTGGTAACCATCGTATTGTTTTTTAATTCGTCATTATAATCTATCTGTTGGTAGATTTTTGTTAGGTTAAATAATGACTGCTTTGCCTCATCTCTAAAGGCGTGTTGTTCTGTTCTTGGGAATTGCCGGTAGTATTCATTTAAAGCATCTGGATCGTCTTTCAACCCTTCAACTTCGTTTTCCCAGTGTTGTATAACTCCTTCTTCTATTATATCTCCTTGCGGACCGATCGTTTCCTTTTCGGGAGTGTCAAATACAGGAAAACCATACTCATCAATAAAACCCTCATAATTCCATTCCATAGGAATAAAAAGTTTGTATAAGCCCGTTTTAGTTTGACCGTTCTTGTTT